CGTATGTTTCTTTAATTCTTCATAACAGTTTTTGATTTTTAATTTTGCATTAACGATAAGTGCATCGCGATTTTCAGGCACGGTATCTTCGTTTTCCGGTGCGGCAATTTTTTTAAATTCATTTGCAAATCCGTTTTCGCAAATTTCATTGCCGACAAAGAACGTTGTTTCGTCCATAAGATCACGTACAACTTTTTCCGTCTTTTTAGATACGCTTTGATATACACCGCTTAAAACACCGGCAAGCTGTTTTAAATATCCCGCTGTTTTTTCAAAGTCCTTGTAGTCGCCGTATCCGATCGTATAAGGGTTGTGGATCATAAAAATAGAATTATCTGACACCTTTACGGTTGCATTATCGTCAACCGTCCGAGCCGCAAGCGCTATATAGCTTGCCATACTTGCCGCAAGTCCGTTTATTCTGACGGATACACTATGCGTTTTTGCCGCCTCGCGGATCGCATTGAAAATAGCAATACCTTCGTATACATCGCCGCCGGGACTGTTAATTACAAGTTCTATATATTCACCGTCTTTAAGACTCGCAAGCGTTTCTTCTATCTGCTTTGCACTAATACCGCCCCAACTACCGATATAATTATCTATTACAATTTTCATAACTATACATTTTACCTTTCAAAATTTAAAAAGCTATTAACTTTTAAAAGTAAAAAACTACCCAATCGGATAAAAAACACGTAACGATTTTATTTTCCCGTATTGTACCGTCCGTGAATTTTGAAGCGAATCCCAATCGGGCAATTTAAAATGTGTAATACTGCCGCACTCCCAGCACTCTACTACCAGTTCGCCGTCTTTCGCCTTATAGTCGGCCGACTCTTTTTTTACATCACACTTCCAGCCCGATAAATACGTTAAAAATTTGGCAGGCTCTAAAACATAAAAATTATCGCTTTGCGAATAGTTTTTTTCGTTGACGTGAATAAATTTTTTATCAATACCTGCCCGTAATGCCGATTGAGGATCGATATTTGTTTTTGTAATACGTTCGGCAATTTCGATGATTGAAAAACAATAACAGCCATTGTTACCCGCTGCCAAAAAAAATGACTGAATTCCTTTGTTCATAAAAAACCCCTTGTATAAGGGTATACAAAGGGTTTAAACAAAAAGCTATTAACTTTTATTTTTTTAACAAGACTTGCCCCGGGGCAACTTGATAGATTTCAGACGGACAAAAAAATGACGGGCATTTTTTGCCCGTCTGACAAAGCTAACCTTGTATCGTTTTTTTAGCCCTCTTCCCCGGCTTTGCCCGTTTCAAAAACCGTTCATAATCGGCTTCCGTAAAAATATAAATTTTACGCCGTCCTTCGCCGACAAAATCAACATCGTTTTGCGCCGCCCAACGGGAAGCCGTCTGAATTTCGCAATTACACTTTGCCGCTATGTCTTTTGATGTTAACAACCTTTTTCCCATTTTTAAACACCTTTAATCATTCTTATAAAAAAATAAGCGGCATAAACGGCAATAAAACCGCACAACAACAATTTAAATCTCTTACTCATGTTGACCCCTTTATAAAAAACATATATTATAAAGGCGGGGATTGCTCCCCGCCCGCACTTATTTAAGTGCTTCAAGCAAAGCGGCAATTGCTATGAGTGCCGTGGATATGGCAACTATCCACTCTGTAACACTCGGCGATTGCCGTTTCTTTTTCTTCGGCGGATCCATGTTCGCACCTCCTTATCTTTAAGATATTTATATTATACAACTAGATGTATAATATGTCAAATGTTTTAGTAAAAAAAATTTATTTCTTTACAGTTTTTTAAATAAAAAAAGCGGACATTCCGCCCGCTTATAAACAAAGTATATAATTTATCTTCGCCGTTTAAACTCGACGTATCGGCAAACAACAATCAAAACAGCCCCGACAAATGCAAGCATGAGCGAGCCGTTAAACCGCACCAAACCTGCAACCGTTAAAACGATAACACCCGCCCATGCGCATACAAGCGAATAAATCCACTGTTTTTTTTCATCTTTGCTTTTAACAATCGAACGGGACGCAAAAGCCGCACCGAAAAACAGTAACAAAGCTCCGATCGTATCGATAAACCAATCAGCCCCATACGCCATCACAAATGCACCGCAGCCGATAAGCACCAATGCAAATACCCAAATCATGCCTTTTTTCATAAAAGCCCCCATGATAAAAAAATTATAGTGCAAATTCCTTTTGCAACTTTTCCATATTAAAGAAGACGGGAATTCCCAGCATTTTCGCAACAAACAATTCCACCTTCACACCCTTTGAGTTTTTATAATTTTTTAAAACAACTACATGTGTACAATTTGCCAATTCTGAGATACAGACGCGCACATAATCTTCCCACTTCGGTGTTTTTTTTGTTTTTAAAATCCGCGATATTTCCTCAAAATACACATCCATCCGCTGTCCCAACCTGATAGGATTTACAACTTTTAAATATGCAAGATTACAAAACACCCGCTTTAACTCTTGCTCCGTTTTGTAAAATTCAGAGGCATTATTATTTTTAATCCCCGTAATAGGGCCGGAAATATACACAATCATTTCATCGCTTTTGCCCATTCGGCGTCCTTGTTTTGCAATTCCAGCAGCTTTTCAAAATACGATTGAATAGCATCTACTTCAATTTTGTATTCCGCTATCTTTTGCCAATACCACAGCGGCATATTCACCGTTTCGGTTTTCTCATCAAAAACCACCGGTTCAGGATCGGGAAACTGCGGAAAAATTATATCATGCGTTTCATAGACATATTCAATTTTAGGACTTGTTACGCAAGCTGTTATTGACAGCATTAAACTTATCACGACCGCCGCCGGCACCGGATAGCGCTGCTTTTTTCTGATTTCCATGTTTAAAAACCTCCGCTTTTATTTTTGCTTTTTCGCTTTCATAGTATTTTTTATCCGCTTCTTTCCGCGCTGCGTCTTGCGCTATTTCGTGTTCAATTTGTGCCCTCCCTGTTTTCCAGCCGAAAACGAAACAGGTAATCGCAACGGTTAAAAGAACGGTAATACACACCACAACAATAACAGTAATCATAATCACCTCGAAAAACCTTTAATCGATTAACTTGCCCCGGGGCAACTTTACCCCAGTTTTATATCCCGTATTTTTTCAAGCCAAATCGAAAAATACACAGGCATAAAAATACCGGCAATTGCAATGCCGGAATAAATAATATCGCTTGTTTCAAGCGATATTATTCCGAACCCCTTACAGAGTGTTAAAACGATAATCCACACCGAAGCAAAAATTTGAGCAAACAAAGAATACTGTTTCGCCCCCGCCTTTTTCTTTTCAGTTTCCGCCAATTCTATTTTTTCTTCCGTCATAAAAAGCCCCCTTATGCTTTAATGCAATTATTTAAACCTGCCTATCAAATAAGCAGTAATTGCCGTAACAATCATCGTTAAAACGATGCCTCCGATTTTCTTTACCAATTCAAAAGCAGTTTTTGCATTTTTGTTTTCAAGAATATCCAATCTTTTTTGCGATGTATCTTTCCACGCAAATAAGATTTTGAATTTTCCCTCAAGCGCTTCATCATCTTTATCTTCAAGAGCGCTTCTTTTTTCTTGTTCATGCTTCCATTGAACGAGCTTTGCAATTTCCAATTCGACATCATCAAATTTTTTATTCATGCCGTTTAATGACGAAAAAAAACTTTTTTGCTCTGCAAGCACTTCACTGATTTTCTCAAACGTCCGCTCTTGCTTATCCAACCGCCGATTTAAACCATCCATTTCGGCTTGAAGCCGTGCATCATTTTCAACACTTTCCTTTTGCAAGGAATATAGTTGACGCATAAGTTCTTTCTGTGTCATCACAGAAGCATCATCGCTACCCATTGAGTACCTCCGCTAATCGTTCCTGTTCCTCTTTTGTTAAGTATACCGGCTTACCGTTATTGTCCTCATCGATTGCCGAGACAAACCCGAGCCGTTTCATAAGTTCACGCTCTTGCGAAATTTTATACTGAACGCTCTTAAAACTCATCCCGCTGAATTTACGGGCAACCGAATCAAAGGTAATAACACCCAGTGAAAGAAGCGTCCGCATTGCATTCGCTTCTTTTTGAATATCCACACTCGGACGCGATATACTCGACCATTCGCACTTTAACCACGCTCCGCGCAATTGCCACAATGACGGCGCAAAAGCAATATGTTTAAAATCGGGAATATCCAACTGTCCTTGCAAAACCGATTGAATAATGAATTCTGAATAGATAAGTTGACAAAAATCTTTAGCGTTTTTGAATGCACGATATTTTAAAAATATATCCAGCTCGTTATTTGCCTGCCGTGAAGCCGAATAACTGGAATCGAATTTAAGCATAACAATTTCAGGCGGTATTTCATTTGTCCAGCAAATAGCTGAAATAATTGCCTCTTCAAATGTTTTAAAATTGACATTCGGGCGGTTCGTATTAAAGCTCACCGGCTCTTCTCCCGGAGCTAATCCGTCAAGCACCGTACCCGGAGACATCGGAATTGTTGCAGGAACCCCGCCGACTTTACAATCAACCGCCGCAGGCGTCCCAGCTGCCGGAGTAGCCCGCGTCATATTCAAAAGCGGATTAGTACCGATCGGTGTACTCGGCGCTTTTTTAATAAACAGCGGCAACAGTGCATTTACCACCGCAGCCCGCACCTCTGCATCACGGTACCGGTCAAGGTCTTTCATCATGTAAAGCGTATTTGCCAAAAGCGGCATGCCGCGCACTTCATCTAATAGCTTATCACCGCCGTACACCATCCAGCTGATCTGCCTGCTGGATTTTTCACCAAATACGGGAAGCCGTGTATGCTTTATTTCATTGCCGACCACTTCGCGCACCCAATACGCAACATGCCGCCCCTGCTTGTTTAACTCAACACCATGAATAATCCGATTCCCGTTTTTCGGCGTATAATCAAACGGCGTCATAATGGCATTGCCGTTAATCCAATCCCAACACGGCAAACCCGTTTGCCCGTTAATTCGGGCAACAATAATCCCGTCTCCGCACAGCATCGCTTCCAATCTAACTTGATTTTGAAATTCGCCGAATGTAAGCTGCTTTTTATAATCAAATACCGTGTAATCGGACGCATAAAGCCCAAACACTTCACCCATTTTTTCCGCATACTGTACCGCGAGCTTTTCCCGTTCATCGTCTTTTTTATCGGGCCAAATGATTGCACTTATCGGTGTCGGTTCCGGCATCATACCGGTAAAAATTTCATTGCGCAAAATCCGCTTTACAATTCCCTTTGCATACAGATTTTCCGTAAACAACTGTAATGAGCGTTTTCGCAACGTAAAATAATCGACGCCATAACCCCAAAGATAATCCCGTGTCGGACCGAAACTTGCAGGGTATTTGTCCCCGTCAAATACGTCTTGCACAATATCGCGTACAAAATACGCCAGCACTGCATCTTGTTTTATTTCAGGAATTTGGGACGGCATAACGCTTGTATCATTTATCTTTACCACGGCTGCACCCTCACCGCCCCGCCTGCAGGACGGACTCTTGTTTCCAAAATCGAAATCAAACTCAATAATTCTTTGTGTCGTACATACAGCGCCGATAAATCCGAGCGCTTCACCGTTTGCCGGTCTTGTCCGGTATCGATCGTATATTCCTGCACCCCGCCGGAAGAGAGCGCCTCTTGCGTAAAATACAAAATCGCTTTTTCAATTTCGTATAAAAGACGCCGTGCATTTTCCAATTCGTCAAGCCAAAACTGCACCGGTGTTTCGTTTTTAAAATTAGGGTCTAACAATGCCATACCGTTAATTATAAAAAGCAAAAATAAAAAAGCTATTAACCCTGTAAAAAAAATTAAAAACAACTTGACAAGATGTAGTTTTTAAGCTACTTTTATGCCATGAAAATAACAAAGCAACCTAAGAAAAAAATAAAACAAACTGAGACATTTACCAAATGGCTTACAAAATTGAAAGATGAAAAAGGAAAAGCTAAAATACTTGATAGGATAGCACGCCTTAGAAGAGACATTAAAGGAGATCATCGTATAATCGACAAAGATATTTATGAACTACGTATACACTTTGGACCCGGCTATAGAATATACTGCACCAACCGAAATGGCGAAATTATTTTATTATTGATTGCCGGAGATAAATCAACGCAATCAGCAGACATAAAAAAAGCTCAAAATCTGATACAGCAATTAAACAAAGGAGATATACCATGAAAATTACTAATTTTGATCCAGCTGAGTATTTAACAACAAAAGAAGCAATGATTGAATATTTAAACGAAGCTCTTAAAACCTCTATCGAAGACAATGCTCCCGAACATTTTATGGAAGCGCTCGGAGATGTAACCCGTGCTCAAGGTATCGCAAATGCAGCAAAAGCAACGGACTTAAACCGCGAACACCTATACCGATCCTTATCGAAAAAGGGTAATCCGACATTTTCAACCATAATTAAACTTATAAAGTTTTTAGGTCTGGAAATAAACATCACCGAAGCACAATCATTAAAGACAGCAGCTGCTTTATAAAAAGCCTACGGCTCAATAAACGCGCCTGTTTTTGCGGCTTGCCAAAAGTGCGCCCAGCTCAAACCCGGCAAGCCCAAGGCA